CACGGCATACAAACCGTCGTACAGTGTGCTGAGTTATCAGGTCATGCCATCGAGAATATTGGCATGGGCGCACAAACCTGGGTCAATTATGCCAAGCGGGTATTGTCGCAGTCTGAGCGGCAGGCCGGGGAAACCCGGATGCGCCGTGAACTGGACCAGCGGGACCGTGAGATCAAAATGCTGAAAGGCAATGTCAAACAACTGCAAAGCCAAATTGACCAGTTGATCCAGCGGCAGCAGGGCAACAGCACCCCTGACTTGGCACAGGTACAGACCTTGCTGGCGGGCCTGATGAACCGCCCGCAATTCCCGCCGCAGGTGAAGTTTGACAGTGATACCGCTATGATCAACGCCAAAAGCGCCGAGCGGGCCGGGGGCAAGCGGCAGCGGCCCCGCAGCAGGGGTTAACCCATGAGTGTCGCCAACCCCCTCAACATCCTGCAAATGGTGCAGGCGGCCGAGATGGAACTTGGCCTGCCTGCATCAGCAACGGTGTATGGCCAGTCCACTGGCGTCATAGACAATACCGGCACGCAAATGGGGGCATTGGCCAACCGGGTGCTAGACGAAATGCGGCGCATGAACCAGTGGACCGCATTGGACTGCGAATTTGACCTGGTCGTCCAGCCGCCCATCAACACCGTGGGTGATCTTCAGCCGTTATCAGCGGTGATTACCAATATTCCTGACACCACCGGCCTGCAACCCAATGATTGGCAAGTGATAGGCCCGGGCATTTCACAGGCTGCAAGAATATTTTCAGTTGACAGCCCCACCCAAATCACCATGAACATGGAGAATACCAACGTTGATCTTATACCGGGGGCTGAGATCATGTTTGCCAAGGACACCTATCAGGTGCCCACCGGCTTTGATTGGATGCTGAACCGGACATGGTGGGACCGCACCAACCGCTGGGAACTGCTGGGGCCTGACAGCCCGCAAATGGACCAGTGGCATCGATCAGGTATCGTCGTCACTGGGCCGCGCAGGCACTTCAGGATCCTGGGGACGCAGGGGCAGGTGCCCGGGGCACAGGGACCCTACCTGAACAGCATCAGGCTGTGGCCTGCCCCGGCTGAGATCGTCGCGCCTATTCAGTTTGCCATGGAATTCATCAGCATTGCGGCGGTCAACTTCAAGAATACCGGGGTGTTCACCCAGTATTTCACCCAGGACACTGACACGCCGCTGCTGGACGATCAGGCGATCATCCAGGGCATCAAATGGATGTTTTGGGAGGTCAAAGGCTTTGGCAGCTATACCACCATGCAGAACCGTTGGGTGGATTACGTTAACCGGCTGATTGCCCGTGACGGGGCGGCCAGAACACTGCAAGTGTTCAAGCGGCAGAACCCGATCTTCATTAGCCCGGCCAACGTGCAGGATGGGTTTTATCCTGGTCCGATAGGACCAAACGCAGGTTAAATCAATTATTTAGCCACTGTGTAAACGTCCTGAGTATTGTTTTACAAGGTAATTGTGATGTGTTATGCCTCTGCTGGTAAACCAGTAGGAGGTGTAGATGCTAAACCGGGTGCGTAGGATTTTTCATCAGTGTTATGTGAAGAATGAAATCACAGGATGCTGGAATTGGACCGGCCCAAAGCATGGGGGCAATAAGTCACCAAGTGGTTATGGCCAAATGACCCGTGTGGAGCTAGGTAGATCAGTACCTTCCCACCGTGTTTCATGGATACTACACTATGGGCCTATTCCTGAGGGCAAAATGGTCTTGCATAAATGTGATAACAGGGCCTGCGTCAACCCTGACCACCTGTATTTGGGCACCAATGCTGAGAATATGCGGGACCGCAGTCAGCGTGGGTATGTTCACCAAATGCGGCTGGACGAAGCCAAGGTGCGTGAAATGCGTCAGCTAAGGCAGCAGGGCTGGTCTTGGCGCAAACTGGCAGCCCGTTATGGGATCCATCACAACGCGGTTGTTGAGGCTACTATGGGCCGCTCCTGGGCCTACGTGGACGAACCAATACCAACCATTGTCATCGGCCCTGGACGAAGAAAGGGCTACTAATCATGCCTACTAACGAAGAATTGGCCGCTGCTTTAATATCGCCTCATCTGTCGTTTGGACCACAGGGGGCACTACCTAATGTCCCAATGATGGGGCCACCGACTGCGCAGCCAATACCTAATTGGCAAGTACCGCATCAACATTTTACGCGACTGCCAGCACCGGTAAGCCCGCTAGACCGGGCGTATGGCCATGCCCTGTTACGTCAAGGCCAAGGAACTACGCTTCCGCAGCCACCCCCTGAAGCCCCAATGCAGCCGCCAGCGCCAGCGACCCCGATAGACCGGGCGGCTGGTCTTGCGGCGTTGCGTAGCTGGATGCCGACCACAGAGGGACGGCAGGTTCAGCAGAACCAAGGGCTTCAGGCACAACAAATTCAAAACGCCCTTATGTCCCGAGCTTATCCAGGTAATAGATAATCAACAGAGGAGTGTGCGTGCATGCGTCTCAATTTGGGTTGTGGGTATAACCATGAAGAAGTCTATGTCAACGTTGATAAGTTTGCAGCTTGTAAGCCAGACCAGGTTGTTGACCTGGAACAGTTCCCCTGGCCATGGGAAGATAACAGCGTCAGTGAGATCAAGCTGTTTCATGTGTTGGAGCATTTAGGGCAGACACCTGCGTGTTTCATCAGGATAATGGGTGAAATGTATAGGGTACTGGAAGAAAATGGTGTTGTGGACATTACCGTGCCGCACCCACGTAGCGATGCTTACCTGGGTGACCCCACTCATGTCAGGGTCATCACCCCGGGGGTCCTGAGTTTATTTTCGCACAAATTCTTGAACAAGGCCATTGCCGAGAAAAGCGCCAATTCACCGTTGGGCATTTATCACGGCATCAACTTTGACATTGTATCTGCTCAAGACGTACTCAACAATGAGTACACCCAGAAATACAATGAAGCACTGCAAACTGACGATGAATACACCAAACAAGTCATTTTGACGGCGGCCAAAGAGCGCTTCAACGTATTGACTGAAACCAAGATAAAACTCCGCAAAGTAAAGCTATAGGAGGAAAGCCATGGGTTGCCTTTCAATTGGCTGGCTGGAGTCCATCCTCATTGACATTGTGATCATCGTCGCCGTGGTGGCAATCATCCGGCTGTTCCTGCCGTGGTTCTTCTCCCAGGTTGGCTTGGGTGATGGCGGGATCATCCTGCGGGTCATCAATATCATCGTCTGGGCTATTGTGGTGATCTTCGTGATCATCATTGTGTTTTCACTGTTGTCCTGCCTGGTCGGCGGTGCCGGGCCTATACATCTCTTCCCAAGGTAAGCCATGAGGAAGGCCAAACCCGTCAACCCGATGCAGTATGCGGGGCCGAACGCCAAGGTGCCGTTCTTAGCGCCTGACGTTTTGACCAAGGTCATCCCCGCACCTGTTGAAGGCTGGGATGCCATTTCACCACTGGCTGAAATGGACCCCAAGCGTGCGCCTATACTGCAAAACTGGGTGCCGCGCCCGGGTTATGTGGAACTGCGGGGCGGTTATGCCCCCTTTGCCGGGGCCGGGGTCGTCCCCATTGAAACCTTGATGGTGTGGCGGCCGGATCATGGCCCGCAAAAAATGTTCGCCGCTGGTGATTCGTCCATCTATGACGCCTCCCAGGGCGGCCTTGCCCCGCTAGCGTTTGGCGGCTTCACCAGCGCCCGTTGGCAATATACCAACTTTATGTCCGGGGCTGGCGTCAACGTGCTTCAGGCTGCCAATGGTGTGGACCCTGTCATCCAGTATGACGGCACCACATGGACGAAACCCGCGATCACCGGGTTGCCTGGGGCTGCGGCCAGCGTCTTCGCTGTCAAGCAACGGCTTTGGTACGTGATAAACAATTCAAGCCAAGTCTACTTCTTGCCAACCGGGAACATTACCGGGGCCATTGATAGCTTCCTGGACTTTGGCACGATATGGGCCAAGGGCGGCTACTTGGTGACCATGGGGGAGTGGACCATTGACGGCGGCAGCGGCCCGCAATCCTACGTGGCTTTCATGTCCAACCAGGGTCAAATAGCCCTCTATCAGGGCACTGACCCCACCAACATCAATGCGTGGCAGCTGGCCGGGACATTTGACGTGGCGTTGCCCATTGGGCGGCGTTGCTTCCTGCGCACCGGCTCTGACTTGGCCATGATCACCCAACAGGGTGTCTTACCCATTTCACAATCACTGCCGTTTGACCCCAGCAGTGACCGCTCCGTAGCCATCACCGCCCGCATCCAATACGCCATGGCCCAGGCGGTGCAGCAGTACCAAAATAACTTTGGCTGGGAAATGATTACCTACCCCAACAAACAGCTTTTCATCCTCAATGTGCCAGTTGCCGAGAATAACCTTCAGCAGCAATACGTGATGAACACCCTAACTGGCGCATGGTGCAACTTCACCGGCTGGAACGCCAATTGCTTCGCGCTGTATAACAACGATCTGTATTTTGGCGG